TGAGCAATACAGAGATATGTTGTCGGAGTCGAGGTTACGAACTCGATGGTGTTTTGTTGATTTTAACCTATAAAAAATCAAACAAGCTGTAAATGACTTTTTGGAGAAGACATACTGGACGTGGGTTCGAATCCCACCAGCTCCACAAAAATTAAATGATGTTTTAACTTATTAATAGATATTTATAAAAGAACAAAGAAAAAGGTAACTATGAACAAAATAAATAAAATATTTTTAGGATTAGCTATTGTGTTGGTAACTTACGCCAATGGTATAGTATCAACAAAATTCTTAAATGATAAAAATATTCAACTACAATCTTTGGTAGATGAAAATAAAAGACTATCAGAAAAGTTGAATGATTATGAAACAGAGGGAATGCACGTGACAGTAACTATGTATCAACCAGTCGCACGTCAAACTGATTCTACACCGAACATTCTCGCAGATGGAACGCGAATTAGGACGAAAGAAGCGTCCAATTATAAATTCATAGCGGTGAGTAGAAATCTTTTGAAGCGATGGGGTGGTTGGTTAGACTACGGTGACTTTATTCTCTTAAAGGGAACTGATGGTAAAGATGGTGTATATCAAGTTAGAGATACGATGAACAAACGATATGTTAATCGTATTGACATTCTTGAATCTACAGACGTTAAACCATATAAGTTCGACAAAGCAAAAATAATAAAAACAAATATGGTGTACAATACATCAGGTGAATAAATGAAAAAAAACTACTTGACAAGTAGTAAAAAATGTTGTATATTAATGTTAAATTAAAAGGTTGTAAATGAATTACACAAATCCACTATATGGTAGAAGAATTCTGCACGTAATGTCACCAGTTCGTTGGAGGTCAACGAAATTTATGCATCAAGCAGATTCTAACTATAAAGTTATGATGAAAACAATTAAGTGGTTACCAGACTGTCACCACTTTGTATTAGTTCCACAAAACAATACTATACCACCTATGGGTGACAATGTAACAATTATACCATTTCCTTACGCTGGTAGTGTGTTATTTAATAGAGGATATTTTGATAGTAAAGCGTTATTAAAAAGTTTTGACTTTCAAAAACACGATATTGATTTTATTTTTAATCATCAACCTGAATTGACTTATAATGTTTTTAACGCTCTCTTAACTGGTAGAATTGGTATGTCGGTAGATGCGTTTAATTTCTTTCATTGGGTTGATTGTGAGAAAAGTAAACCTGTAAGTGGTTATCCTGCTGGATTTTTTAGACAACTTGAAGCTATAGATTTATCTTATAAGTCTTATTTTCATAGTCCAGCTAGTATGGAGTATTTAAAATCTAATTGGAGTAAAGTTCCTCATACATCACTTGGTGTTGATGATAATGTTATGAAAGAGAAAATAAATTTCTTTCCATTAGGTGTTGGTAACCCTACAGAACCAGAACCATTTGCATTACCTGATAAAAAGATTCTCGTATTCAATCATAGATGGAACGCTACAACTGGTATAAAAAAACTTATATCTTATACAGAAGACTTAGATAGAGATGAGTGGTTAGTATGGATTACTGATAGTGATGCTAAAAAACCTAAAGCTGGTGCACCTGCTCCAAGTTGGATGAAAGTTCAAAACTTACCAAGTGGTGGTCAATACAGATATCTTCTTGATAACTGTCACGCTACAATTTGTTTTGTTGATGACTATATGACTTGGAATTTATCTGCACAAGATGCTGTAAAGATTGGTAGACCAAGTTTAATTTATAAACATCCAACAATGAAATACGTTTTAGGTGAAGACTATCCACTTTATTTTGGTGATAAAAAATCTTTTGTTGATTCTTTAAATAATTTACCTGATAAAGTAGATTGGGATTTACCAGAACACGATGAACAATTCAAAACAAACTTACTAACAGACCTTGAGAACGCTTGTAAAGGTAAGAAGAAAAGAATTATGAGAGAACCCACAAATGGTGTAGAGTGGTTGTATCATATATTACAAGATAATGGTTATAAGAAAAATCTTTTATACAATAGTCATCCTAATTTATATCTTAGTAATACTTGGGAGAAGATAAGATTGTGGTGTTTAGAAAAAGGTGCTCTCGATGACCCAACAAGTGAGTACACAAAGTTATTTATACCAGATGAGAACAGAGAAGCTGTTGAGAAGATAGTAAAAGACTCTGGTCAAACATTTGGTGAATCCAAAAAAAATCCAAACTTTTTACAAATTAAAAACAAATGGTGGTAAAAATTTTAATAACTAATAAATTAATTAATGATAAATAACAGGAGTAATATGTATATTACCAAAAAAGAACTTGAAAGAGACTTCGATATATTTCCAAATTATGTAGTTTCCAACGAGTATAAAAATAGTGTTAGGGTGGTTAAAAAAATTATTCTACACAGAGAAACTCAACTTAATGTTGATGAGATAAAAGCTCAAATCAGACAAGGTGATGATTTGAAAGCTAGAACAATTGAACTTAAACTTGAATTTGATACTGTTGGTATTGATTACAATGTTCCAATTCCTCAAGTGTCGTGGAACTCTGAATTACAAAAATATGATTTAGAGTCTGGGTTTGGTAGAGATAGTTTATTTGATGAAGTTAATCAAGAGTATTACATCTATACTGTAATAGAGTATTTAAAATCAGAGGACGCTAGGTCTTACAGATTAAGTCTAAATGAACAAAGAGCTGCAAGATATAACAAAACTCAAGATTATATCTACAATATATCACAAGAAGTTGAATCTGGAAATGTTTTTGCAACCGATAGTTCAATAAAAGATTATATGAGTAGGATTGGTTCAACTCATTCCGATTCCACTAAAACTGAAATAGTTGACGCTGTACAAGAGTTAACTAATCAGGGAAAAACTTTATCTAAATTCAAAGGTTATACTGATGCTACTTTCCCAAGATTTATCAGAGAATATTGGGATACTAACGAAAGAGTTAGATTTAACTTTGAACACAATGGAGAACTAAATGGTAACTATGGTGTATTTTTTACACACCCTTACGTTAGAGATAATTTATCTCAAGCCATTGATAGATACATAAAGGATGGAGTTAAAACTTTAGCTGTTGTAGCGTGTAGAATCCAAGATGTTACTGGTATAGATAGATTAAATTCTCTAAGAAAAAGAGTTTTTAAAGACGTTAAGAAATACCAGGAGCGTACGAATACTTTTTATGGTAAACCAAACTTTAGTGGTTGGGATAAAGCTTTTGAAATTATAGGATTTGCTCCACAAGATACAAAGAATGAGGATATGACAGAACGTAAAACAAAACTAATAAGTCCAGAAAAATTTAAGGTTATAGTATGAAAGAACTAACTCCAGAACAAATCCAAAAAAATTGGGAACAACTTAGAAACCTAATTACAAATACATTTGAGGGTGAACGATTAGAAAAACTCAATAAGATGTATGACCACTTTGAAGATAGAATGTGTGTAGCTCCAGCAAGTGGTAAAGAACATTTTCATAACGCTCACGTTGGTGGTTATGTAGAACACGTACTTCACGTTGTTGATTGTGCACTCAAGATTACAAACCTATGGCAATCAGAGGGAGCTACAATAAACTTTACTACAGAAGAAGTTATATTCGCAGCTATGCATCACGACTTAGGTAAAGTTGGTGATATGAATAAAGATTATTATGTTCCACAAGAGTCCGAATGGCATAGAAAGAATCAAGGTTCAATCTATACACATAATGGTGAACTACAATATATGACCGTAACAGATAGAGCTTTATTCTTGTTAAACCAATTTGGAATTACTATGTCAGAGTGGGAATACGTGGGTATAAGACTTACTGATGGTCTATATGAAGAAGCTAATAAATCTTACTATATGTCATACAACAAAGATTTTTCTCTTAAAACTAATATAGCTTATGTACTACATCAAGCTGATATGATGGCTACTCACATAGAATATGATGAGTGGAAACGTGGTGAGGAAGAGGTAGAGATTAAAGTTCAAAGTAATGTAGAGAATATTAAAAAGGCTGTTACTATGAAAGAAACTTCTGAAGAACTTTCTAACAAATCAAGAGACCTTTTTGATGAATTGTTTGGAGATAAATAATGATATTTGAAATATTCTTAGGTGTACTACTCGTTATAGAGGGATATATAATTTGGAACTTATTTAGAAAAACTGAGTTATTAGAAACGTGGGTAGAAGATTTTACTCAGAGAATACAAACAGTTCAAAATGATTTGAATGAAATAGACTCATCAGGTGCGTTTGAATCTGATGATGAGGTAGGTACAATATTTGAACAAATAAAAGAAACAGTAAAACAATTAGAAAATTTAAAAGGAGAAGAAGTAGATGCCAGCTAAAGTGGTCAAGAAAAAAAGACGTAAAAAAAGTAAAATGTATTTCGGAACACCAGTTCAAGAAGCTATTATTAGGTATAATGAATCATCAAATCCAGTAATAAAGAATAGAATTTATCAAGAACATATACACGCTGCATTTGAAAAAATGGCAGAAAACTTAATTCATACATTTAAGTTTTATTATTTTGATTATCCATTTGAAGAAGTAAAAGCTGAGGTGGTATCTTTTATGGTAATGCAGTTACCAAAATATCAACCTGATAAAGGAAGAGCTTTTTCTTATTTTTCTATAGTTGGTAAAAATTATTTAATTTTAAATAACAATAACAATTACAAAAAAATGAAAATACACGATGACGTTAGTCGATTAGACTATAAACGAAATGTGTTTTCTGAAACTGTCGTAGATGAAACAGCTGAATATAATAAAGAATTTGTAAATCAAATGTTAGATTATTGGGAAAATAATATTACTAATATTTTTCGTAGACAAAAAGATATTTTAGTTGCAGATGCAGTATTAGAATTATTTAGAAGAAGAATGAATATAGAAAATTTTAATAAAAAGGCTTTATATATTATGATTCGTGAAATGACAGGTTCTAATACTCAACACATTACACGAGTTGTAAATCAAATGAAAAGATATTATGTTAGTATGATGCATGAATTTAGTAAAGCAGGTTCTATAGATACATCTAACACAGGAAGTATATTTTAAAGGAGTTAAAAATGCCAAGAGCTAAAAGAAAACCTATTAAGGTTAAACCAAAAAGAAAACCTCGTAAAAAAAATCAAGTTGGAAATTGGAGAGGTGTAGAAGACCAATTCTTTAATAAAGTAAGAAAAGGTTTTAAGAGAATATTAGCACCAGCACCTAAATACTAATTAAACTTGTGTCGTAATTGACACGAAGTATGGGGCTGTAGCTCAGTTGGGAGAGCGCCGCACTTGCACTGCGGAGGTCGCAGGTTCGACTCCTGTCAGCTCCACATCGGCCCGTTCGTCTAGTGGTTAGGACTCAGGATTTTCATTCCTGCAACAGGAGTTCGATTCTCCTACGGGCTACATAGGTTACAATAGAATGTAGTCGTGCCGTTGTAGCTCAGTTGGTAGAGCAGTTCACTTGTAATGAACAGGTCACTGGTTCGAATCCTGTCAACGGCTCATATAAACAAAAAAGGGAAGTTTTCACTTCCCTTTTTTTGTGTTTTATATCGTAGGAAATATAAAACTATTTCGCTCCTACTTTCGAAATAAACCCACCAACACCAATAAGGCGACAAGTCCAGCGAAACCCGACTCGCCGAAACTATTAATGATGGATGTCAGGTTACCTATAACATTGACACCAAAGATACCTTTTCCGAATATTACTTCAGATACAGCACCAATAGCGACAAGAGATAGCATTAGATGAGCGATATCATCTACCCATCCCTTGACTGTTGTTACGATTTCCTTCATTTGGTTTTCTCCCGTTAGTTAGAAAAAAAAAGGGCTATCGATTGTTTTATGAACCGAGTAACCCTCAATAATAACTATTAATGTTAATAAATAATAAATTCTAATATATATTTATATACGAAAGTTTTTAGGTTATATAATATTTATAATTGAGTAATAACATTTAAGGTGAATTATGGCTATAGATTATGAAATCTTTGATGGTAAATCACTATCATCATTATTTAAAGACATTTACGACAATACAGAATTTAATAGAAAACAACTTGAAGTACTAACAAAAGAACTTGTTCAATTTATCAAAGATGGTGATACCGCAGTTCAGATAGTACCTATGATTAAAGAGTATTTAGAAATAAATGTAAAGAACGATGACCAACTTGTTAAGATGGCTGGTATCGTACAACGACTTATTTCTGCAGAAAGCAAAGCTGGTGCTGAAAATGAATATGGATTATCAGACGAAGAAAAAAATCAATTACTCTCAGGTATGGAAGACACCATCAAAGACTTACAACAAGAATCAGATAAAATCCACAATAGAATAGAATCAGTAAAGGTAGATTAAATGTCCTACAGAGAAAAAAAAATTGTAGATACTTCGACATCTATACCATTAGGTCGTTTAGCTAGACCCTCTGAAATAAGTTCGTATATAAAAAAATTAATTAAAGCTTCACAATATGATTATCACGAATCAGAAGCTTTTGAGGTTAAACAAGTTATATTAAACCAACCTTTAAATCGTGGTAGTGTTAGAGGAACTTTTATAAATAATCCTAATCAAGAAGTAGATATAGTTAAACCATTAATGCCTAATATAGTAGCGGTTCCTGTTATCGGTGAACACGTAGTTGTTATAGAGTATAATGGACAACATTATTATACGAGTATTATAAATCGTAAAGGTTCAACTAACGAAAATTCTATACCAGGAGCTTCTGGTGACTATATAAAAAATACTAAATACGGTGAAAAATTTAAAAGAAAAAAAGTTAAACCACTTGAGATAGGTGAAGGTTGTATTTTATATGAAGGTAGGTTTGGTCAGTCTATACACTTTGATGGTCACGATAATGTACCCTCAATCAAGATAAGAACAAATATAGATGAGAGTGATGGTGAGTTTACAACTGAAAATATTGATGAAGATGATAGTTCAATCTACTTAACTTCTGATGGATTACGTGGAAAATCTTTTGAAGGACAGAAGATTGAGGGAAAAAATATACTAATAAAATCCGACAGTATATTTATTAAAGGAGATGATATTAGATTAGGAAGTAGAGTTGATAACAACTTACAACCAGTTGTTAAGGGTGATGAGTTAGTTGAATTTTTGGATACATTATTATCAAAATTACAACTTGTTGCACCTAAAATCACAGGTCCTTCATCAGCGGCTGGTGTAGAGTTGACAAAGGTAGTGAGTGAACTTAAAGTTCAATTAAAGAAAAAAACAATTTTAAGTAATACAGTAAAGACAAAATAGGAGTTATTTATTATGACCAAAAAAGAGCTTGTAAAAATAATACAAGAAGCAGTTCGTAGAGAAGTTAAAAAAGAAGTGAAAAAGATATTTATAAAAGAAGAAACTTCTTCTCAACTAAAAGATATTACCCCAGTAATATCAAAACCAAAAAATACAAAAGAAGTACAGTATACTAAAGATGAGGTTTTGAATAAAGTTTTAAATGAAACTAAAAGTGGATTATCATCTCAAGATAATGAAGAATATCCAACATTAGGTGGTAGTGCTTTTGATAGTACACGTATGAGTGAATTAATGGGTTATGGTAAACCAGAAGAAGTTAAACGAGATATGGTAGCTGTAGATACTATGAAAAAAGCAGGAGTTAGTGTAGACCAAGTTCCTGAGAGTCTAGTAAACGCATTAACACGAGACTATAGTGATTTAATGAAACACGATAAAATGAAAAGTAAAAGATAATGCCAGGAGCACAAGAAAAAGATTTAAACCCTGATACCTATATTGGTTTATCTTTTCCATTGAGAAGAGATAACAATAATGACTTTAAGTTAACAAAAACTTCATTAGAACAAGCACAACATAACTTAAAAAATTTATTTTTAACTTATCCAGGTGAACGAGTAGGACAACCTGAATTTGGAAGTAAAATAAGAGAGCTTTGTTTTGAACAAATTGATGATGAGTTACCAAATAAAATAGAAGAAGAGGTTAGAAGAACTGTTTCAACTTGGTTACCTTATATTATTGTACGAGAAGTTAATACTCTTAACGAAGAGGGTGATGAAAATAAAATTTTTGTACAAGTCAAATATTCAACTACATTAAATCCAAGTACAATGGAATCAATAACAGTAGACGCATCATATACAGCTGAAAGCTATTAGGAGTAATTAAATGCCACGTACAAGTACCAAAAAAAGTTTAGTAAAACAAGTCAATTATCTTAATAAAGACTTTAGTGATTTTAGAGATAACTTGATTGAATTTGCTAAAGTATATTTTCCAAATACTTATAATGATTTTAATGAAGCGTCGCCTGGTATGATGTTTATTGAGATGGCAGCTTATGTTGGAGATGTACTTTCATATTATATTGATTCTTCATTTAGAGAATCTTTATTAGCTTATGCTGAAGAAAAAAGAAATATTTATACTATAGCTCAATCATTTGGATATAAACCAAAAACAACTTCACCATCTTCAGTAGTCTTAGATGTGTTTCAATCAATACCAGCTTTAAATCAAAAACCAGATTATAGATATGCACTTAATGTTGAAGCTGGAGCTACAGTAACAGCTGGTGCAACTGGTACAACCTTTAGAACATTAGAAGATTGTAATTTTAAATTTTCAAGCTCTTTTAGTCCCCGTGATATTTCAATATTAGAAAGTGATAGTGGTGTTGTAACAAAATTTTTATTAAAGAAAAAAGTAAAAGCTGAAAGTGGTACTGTAGTAACAGAAACATTTACATTTGGAGCTTCTGAAAAATACACACAAATTAAATTAGCTAATCCTGATGTTATAGAAATAATTTCTTGTACTGATAGTGATAATAATACTTGGTACGAAGTTGATTCTTTAGCACGTGATACAGTTTTTGAGGATATGGAAGCTAATACTTTAAACTCACCAGATTTAGTTGAAGATAGAGAGACAGTTCCTTATATACTAAAACTAAAAAAAGTATCTCGAAGATTTACATCATTTATTGATGAGAATGACCAAACACTTCTTAGGTTTGGTGCTGGAATATCAGATAACCCTGATGAGGAAATAGTACCTAATCCAGATATGGTTGGTTCAAACTTACCAGGTAGTCCGTCTAAGTTAACATCAGCGTTTGACCCAAGTAATTTTTTAAAAACAAAAGCGTTTGGTTTAGCTCCATCTAATACAACTCTTACAATTAAATATTCATATGGTGGTGGTATAGACGATAATGTAAACACTGGTGATATAACTAATATATCAAGTATCAGTTATCAAGTACAAGATGCTTTATTAAATGCAGCTACAATTCAAGAATCTAAAGACTCTGTAGTTGTCACGAATGTTAATCCATCTACAGGTGGTTCATCTGGTGAAACTGTTAGAGATGTTAGAGAGAACGCTTTAGCGTATTATCAAGCTCAACAAAGAGCAGTTACAAAAGAAGATTATGTGGTTAGAGCATATTCATTACCACCTAAGTATGGTAATATTGCAAAAGTTCATCTAACACAAGATGACCAATTGAATAGAGATGCTGATTCGATAGATTTAGATAGACAAGTTACACCAGCCGATGTTGAAGCTGGTAGAACACTAAGGTCATTTCAAGCTGGTAGGTTTTTAAATCCTTTAGCTATGAATATGTATACACTTGGATTTGACTCTAATAAAAAATTAACAAAGATGAATCAAACAAGTAAAGAAAATTTAAAAACATATTTATCACAATTTAGATTGGTAACAGACGCTGTAAATATAAAAGATGCGTATGTTATAAATATAGCTGTTAATTTTGCTATATTGACAAAAACTGGGTTTAACAAAAATGATGTTTTACTTAGATGTGTAACAGCGGTTCAAAATTTCTTTGATATCGATAGATTACAAATTGGTCAACCAATTGTATTATCAGATATTGCATATGAATTATCTTTAATTGATGGTGTAGCTTCTATTGTACCACCAGTTGATAATAATCCTAATAAACTACCAATTGTGGTTGAAAATAAATATAAATTAAATGAAGGTTATTCTGGTAATTATTATGACATAGAAAGTGGTATGATTGATGGTATATTATATCCAGCTTTAGACCCAAGTATATTTGAAATAAAATATCCTAATTCAGATATTAAAGGTAAAGTTGTTGGTGATAACTTAGGAATAACGGAGTAACTAAATGCATTATTTTACATTCGCAGATAAAGATGCAACCTTATATGAAAATAGTTCAAGTTTAAATTCAGGTTTAGATGAGATACTTGAAATAAGAAAAGATGTTGCTGATTCAGCCGCTTTCAGAGAAGCTTCACGTGTGTTAATTAAATTTGATTTAACTTATATATCACAATCAATAGGTTCTGGACTAATACCAGATTCAGGTAGTAAAGCTGCAAAATATTATTTAAATTTATATGACGCACACCCAACGTCTTTAGCCTCATCTCAAAGTTTATACGCTTATCCAGTAAGTCAGTCTTGGATAATGGGTGATGGTCGTAGTTATGATAATCCTATAACAAAAGAAGGATGTAGTTGGAATTTTACAAAAGGTATAGATGACGGGACGTTATGGACACCAGAAATAACTGCGTCAGGTGGTACTTGGTATCAAAATTATGCAAGTGGTTCATTAACTTTTATTTCAGGTTCAACTGGTAATTTTGGTACTTCTTCTAATGACGAAGTTCAAGTTACTGTTAAAGGAACTGAATATAATTTTATAGCTTCAGCGTCCATAGATGCAAATGGAACAGGT